TGGCCTAACCAAGTTCCTCCTTTTACTCTTGAAAAGAATCCTCCTCTTCTTCCTACTGAACATCGATGTGCATCCATTGAAGGAAGATATTTTTTGATATTTTCATAGAACTTAGGAATATTTGCTGATGAAAATTCTTCCCATTCACCTAAATCAAACACCATATGTACAAGCTTGTCCTTTGGGTAGTCCCATTTATTTTTACCCTCAATTGTTTTAATTGATACTATCGTTAATTCGCTAATACTCGGCAAATCTTTGTTAGTCTCATGTTGAGTAGCTTCAAATACTCTATATGTCATTAAATATTTCATTACCAAAATCCAGGATAAGTTTTTCCGCCCCAAAGATGAGCATATCGATTTATTCTACATGCCCAATAACCAGCAGCAGTTCGATCTTTTTTCTCAGCGCAGTTATGTCTAGCAGCAAATGATTTTCTAGCGTTAGGATCACTTACTTTTGCAGTTAATCCACCATGTACATCTCCAAAAGCAATCTTCATTACTCTTCCAGTTTTAGGATTCTTTACATACACATGATACTTCGTCTTTTTTCCTCCACGCCGAGGATAGTTTAATTTAACATCAGCCTCTTCAAATATCTCTAACTCTTCTAATGGAAGATCAAGTGGAACTACTTCTCCATTGAAATAATCAGTTAATCCAAGATCAGTTGATTCAAATAATTGCTTGTCTAATCTCCCTAATTCTAAATACCCATCATAAAATCTATCTCGAGCTTCGCATAATAATATAATGTGAGCATTTGAACCAGGTCTAAATACTGATTCAGCAATACTATTATTATTATCTATATGATATTTAAGATTTTCGGAAATCTTGCCTTCACCTATAAATTGACTAAAACTTGTTATTCGTGTTTTCATATTAATTATTTATTCAACCGGTGGATAATCTTGGTCAATCCATGTATCATCTAACAGTGTTTCATCAGATCCAGTAGTTTCACGAAAATTAAATTGTTTAATTGTATTACCTTTATACATCTTAGAGTGATCATCGAAACTAGGAAAGTAAGTTTCCATATTTAAGTCAAGTGAAATACTTACAGTATTTGCCTCAACATAAGTAAAAGTATAGGCTTTGGTAAATGCAGCAGAGTCAGGCATAGTAATTTGTGCTGGAACCCTAACTCCTCTAAATTGAAAGTATTTTACTTGGTTCTTATAGTAGAAATCAAACATTTTTTCCATTATCTTAAATGTCTTGTTAATATTATCACTTTCTATTTTAATATTAAATGCAAGAGTCATAGGTAGAGTAAATAATCTAGCTGAGAATGCTTTTAATACTTTTTGATCATTTTCATCACGAGTTTCTTGATTAAAGGTACCTCGAACAAATTTATTAGTGTTATCTAATGGTTTTATAGCAAATGAAGAGAGTGTAACAATTCCTCTAGGTAACTGTTCATAGTTGCCTTCTGCATGGTTAGGATAGAGACAATCTGTTGGTAATTCCATAAAGAAATCTTTCATAAATCCTTCATCTCCTCCAAAATTATAGAAGAATGGAACTGGGTGATCTTCAATTTTTCCATCTCTAGTTAATTGAATAATTATTTGTCTATTCAAGAGATCTAGGACAGTCAGTGTTGCATTCCTAAGAAAAATGTCTTGTACATTTTCGTTTCTAACGTTTTCATTATTTGTAACTTTCATAATATTATCTGTTTTTAGCGATATATGGTAAATTAATTTGAGGTCTACAATTATCAATTAAGACTAACATTGATTCGTCCTTTAAGAACTGTTGACTTAGGATAAAATCATGTTCCTCTTCTCTTAGCATAGTATTAAAGATTCGAAGATTAGTAATTAATAATTTAGAACTAGGTAATCTATAATTTTGAGTAAGGTCAAATGAATCTTGTGTAAATGATGAAGATGTAGCCAAGACTCTAATAAAATTAGTATGATTTATAATATCACTAGGATCATCTTTTATCTGATATACATATGCTCCACATTGCTTAAATTCATTTGATGCTGAAATTATAATAGCGTGCCATACTCCACTAATAAAATTATTAATAATATAGTTTTTAACTTGTGAATTTATCTTTACTGTAATAGTTAAGTCTCCCTCAGGCGCAGTTGAATTATATCGATTGAATATAGCAGATATCCTAATTCCAGCTTGGGTATCATCTTCATATCCATCAATAAAACTAATTGATTCAGAAGTACTTGGCACATTAAATAGGCATGTAAATGATAGATTCCTATTAGTAGTATCATTAAACTTAGGAAGAGCAGTATAGATAATTGCAGATTCTCGTAATTTAAAACTTGCAGTATCAACCGCTCCTGAAGTATCAATTAAGATATCTCTTTGATCAGTTAATGCAATATTTCGATATGCTTCAATTCTAATATATCGACCCGATCCACTGGTACCAATATGATTTTCGATTGTATCAAATGGCCCTCTTACTTTACAATACATAGTAGATAAGCCGCTAGTATTCTTATCATGAGTAACAAATCCACCATTTTTCCAAGTAGTAAATAAGTCACTGCCTTGATATGCAAGGATAACTTTATTAATTGGTGCAGGAGTTTTATCTAAACTTGGTAAACTTACGACTTCTTGACTTGTTGCAAGTATAGGCACATCAGTTGTTATATTAGTAATAGTATCTATGATTGAAATATTACTAAGATCATAATAGTTTTCTATTAAAGGAGCAAAGTTAAATGTATATTTCAAAGGTCGTTGAGTTATATCAGGATGAATCTCTTTTCTAGAAGAATCAAAAGTTGTACTTATTTTACTATATTGTGATGGCATAGTAGCATCCTTAATATCATCTAGTACTTCTTCACTAAAAAGTTGATCTGCGCTTAGGATAACGTTATCTAGGAAACTTCGAGTTTCGTCCAATAATAACATATCGATATTTGGATTGTATTTTTTAAGTTGAATCTTCCAAAAGACAGGCGCCATCATAAATCCCCTATGTAAGAAAGATCCTTGTATTTCAAACATTCTATTTAAGAGTGGAAAATATAGGAAATCTCTTTTTCTAGGTTCAGAGCTTGTTCCAAATATTGATTGAAAATATTTATGATCAATTTCAACTTCGAAAGGTAATTGAAAATCCATTCCAAATTCAGAGTATTTTGGTGCATTACTCGGAAAGACATTTCCATTTACCATTACTTTAATACACTTACGATCTATGTTTTTATAGACAGTCCACTCTTTAAATACATAGTCTCCGCTATTTGAATCAGGAAGAGTCCTAAAATAGATAACTTGATGTCCATATAATTGATTAGTAAAGAAAGATATTTCTTGATACATGCCAATTGCACTATCTACAGCATATGGCCTAAAACTAGGATCCCTATTTTGAATAATTGAAGTACACTGTTCATCACTACATATTAACTTAGGAGAATAGGTATTTGCAACTGGCGCAGATTGTCTAAATCTCAATTTAACTTCATTAATTTCAATCGGAGTAGATAATTCGCTATTTGTTCCATCATCATATTCATACTTAACTTCAAAGTAGAAATCTGTGCAGTCTTCTAGGAAGATATGAGCAGCGTCTCCTAAATTTCCAGGAGCAACGACATACCATAGTGACCAGTCTAATCTATTTCTAGAATATCTAAATTGTCGAGTAAGCTTAGTTAAATCCAGAGTATTTGGCATTTCGATAACTAGATCTTCAACAAAATCAGTAAATTCTAGAATATCACATATCGGATCGACTGTTGAAAATATCCTAAAATTTTGATTAAATGTCAGGGAATTATTCTGAGGATCGATTAATAATTTTACAGTTGTATTAGCCATTAAGATAAAAGCTTATTTAGTTTATTTATTTTAGTTTTTGAACTAAACTAGTATCTACGTTATAGTAAAATAAATAATAAAAAGATGTATGGTCTTGAGAAATAAACAAATACTGGATCCGTTTTGGATAACTAAAGGATCTTACATAGATTCAGAATATTTTAATTATATTTTACTTGATGCAAGTCAAAAATATAAGATTGACTTAGAGGAAGGTATGCTCGACCATTTTTATGAGATATTTTTCCATAGTTTAAATTTAAATAACTTAGCAGTTGATGGAAGTATATTTGATTTTAAAATGCATCCTATTTTTAGGAATGATAGAATAAAGGAAATTAGCAGAGAGCTTAAACAAATTTATTCTAGAAAAGCAGATGTTGTTGAGATATTTAGAAATGCAAATTACGTATTCTTAAATCTTATTTTGGACTATATGGATCTTCAGTTAGATATACTAGATAATATTAATTTCTTTTACCTAAATGAGATGATTCATGAGCAACCTGAGATTTTTCTAGTTATTAATCATGCTGGAAATAAGAAGTATTCTATCTGGAAAATAAAAGATGACCCTCGTAAAAATTTCGGATATTCATTCAAGCGAATAAAATCGGTTACGATTAACGAAGTTAAAGAGAATGCTCTTAGAATAGAATTAGATAAACTGGACGAGCCTGAATTAGAGAATATGAAAGAATATAAGAATGTATGCTTCGCTGTCTTAGAGGGTCCTCCTGAAAAAATGGTAGCGAATGTTATTAAAGATATTATTCTATTGAATAAAGGTATAGCAAAAGGCATTGAATTTGAATCAAATATAATTAGTGAGCTTTATGGGCTCATTTCATCTGAAAGATTAATGCCTTTTACCCTAAATCAATGGATGGATTGAGATATTATTTAAGGTTCAGTATACCAATTGGAGAATCCATCAGAGATAAACGTTCGCTTTGTATATAGTGCAAGAGGGAAAGTATATGTAGTTGAACCATTTATAGTACCTGCGACACTTTTTATGGTTAGTGTTGGTGCTCCAGTATTAGATATTAATTGAAGACATATTGATCGACCTGGAGTACCTGCAGAGGGTAACACAACTGCATTATCGTAGCCTGCAAGTAAAGGGTCCTGTGCTCGCATAAATACTATATGATCAGTGGCAAGTAGATCTACTCCAATATCAGCTATTCCAATCATTGGAGGAGTTGCATCATATCGAGTAATGATGGTTCGTGTTTTACTAAATACTGAACTATGTGTAGTATGTGAACCATATACATCAAGTGAGTCACTCATTATAGTTTTACCGACAACATGTAAGTTAACACTTCCATCTGGCGAGCTTGTCCCTATACCGACCGTTCCTTCAATTATTGCACCATTAGTAGGCGCATTAATAGTATCATACCCAGAGCCAATTGAGGCATTTCCAGATATTGTTAAATCAGAAGTAGGATCAATATCACCAATTGATATTTTACCGATTACATTTGTATTACCGATTACATAAGTTTTATTATTAAGTAGAATACCATCAATATTTGAATTAGTATCAAGCATCATTAAATTAGAAGTATCTAATCGAGTGTATACACTACTATAATTATAAGCGAGACCAACAGTTGAATTAATTGAGCTTGTTCCACCAGTTAATGAAAAAGTTATACCGTCTGCTACGATATGTTGGAAACCAAGTCCTTGTTCAACATGTGACTCAGCAGATCCAATTAGTGTAGATAATTCTGCTTGAAATGAAGGAATAGATTCATTATTCCATTTTGGAGTAAGAAAATTAAATATTGAATTTTGGTTAATATCTAATAATGATTTTTCTTCAGGTACAGAAAGAGAAAATTTAGCAGTATTAATCCATTCATTAGTTAAAGGTAAGTAACTACTTAACGGATTAATATAATTTTTATAAAATTTAATTTTTAAATTATGTTTTATATCACTTAATTCAGCTGACACCCCGTTATTATCTGTATATAAAGAACTTAATTCAATATGATATCTACCTAGATCTGCAGCAACGGATTGCTGATTATCTGAATGATTAGCCGAAATGCTTAATAAAGAATTGTATAATTCATCAGTATTACTTGGAAAATTAATTAATGGATCAGTTTCATCAAAATTATTTAAGTATAAAATATTATTTAGAGAAGGATTAGTAGTTCCTCGTAAAGAGTCAGATGGTGAATTTCTTACACCAAACGCAATAAATTTAGTTGAAGTACCCAATGTTTTAACAAACGGTGAACCATTTGCAATTAGATAATTATTAATAATCGTTGAAATCCCTACTTCTAATACCCAAGTAGACGTACTTGCATCCCATTGCCATACATCAAAATTAATATTATCTAAATATAGATCTCCATCAAGTAATCCAATAAAAGTATGTGTATTTGGATCATTTGAATCAATAAACCAAGTAGCGCCACGAATTCCCTGGGTTCCAGTTAAACCTATTGGACCAGGAGGTCCGATTGGCCCAGTTAGACCAATTGGCCCAGAGGTACCTATTCCTAGTTCAAGGAGTTTATTAAAATTGAAGTTTAATTTTTCACTACTTATCTCCTGAGCATCAGATGGAAAAATTTCTTTTAAGTTTATTCTAATTGGCATATTAGATGAATTTAATTTTTATCTTAGGACTAACGGATAAACCTGAACCTGCTTGTTTATTAAAGCTGAATTTAAGTATCAGTTTGTCTTTTTTATTTATTTGCACTGATTTTAATATATCATAGCCTTGTGCAAAGCGCTGACTGTCTGTTAAAAAGTTGAATTCTATTCCATTTGGATTCGATGTACTTTGAGTATTTGTGGCAGATATCAAAGCATTTGATTTGGCATAAAATTCATTTACATTAATATCGTACACTTTTAAAATATTTAGTTTTATGTATTGTTTAACATAATCTGTAATATTATTAAAATTCCCAATATACTTATTATATGTATATGTTGAATCCACTAGCGTATCTGATAGATATTCATTGAATTTAACACTTATTCCATCATTAATCAAGAATCTGGTTAATGTATTATTTAAATTAATAATTCCAGTTAAAGAAGATGGTGTTTCTTTAATCACCAATTCACGATTAGAAATATCTACTTTATCTAAATCAGTGGATTCATCTATTATATAAAATTGAGATGGGTCAGTTTTATCGAAATAATCTAATTCAATATATTCTGGCAAGTTTATTAATTTTGCTAAGAATGAATCATCTTCCTCTATTCGTAAAGCACCTGAAACAGGATCTTTTTTAGATTTAGTTGAATACTTATGATGGAAGCCCCAATCCCAATTACCTTTAAGAAGAAAATAATCAGATTGGCCAATAGCTACTTCATCAAGTTTAGGATAGATCGGTAAATAAGTATCATCTGATTCAAGTTCTAATATTTGACTATCTGCTACTTTAATGTGATTAAAGTTTGGAAGAGTCATTAATGAATCAATTAGTGAATTAAATTTAATATTACTTAATGAAATATCATTAATCTTATTATTTTTAAATATAAAATTGCTTTGATAAATTGAATAGTTTCGAATAACTGGTTCATATTCTCCCTTATATCGATTAACTTCATATTTCAATGGAAGATCAGCAACCTCATAATCTGTACCAATATCAGATTTCCCTGAAAATTGAGTAGGTATTCTAGCAGTATTATTAGTTATTAATTGATTTTTTTTCTCAATATGCGATACATCAAGTATTTCTAAATAGAAATTAGGATCAGTATTTAGTGTACTGATTCCATTAACGATCGAATATGAAGAATATTCAATAATTGGATGTTTAGTTGATGGAGTCTGTTCATTTACGTATTTTTTAAATTTAGCAAATGATATTTTCTCAAATAATTTTTCAAAATATTTTTCGCCACCTGTCATTACTTTAAATACATAATGATTATTAATAACAGATACTAATCCAGAAGGTATATTGTTGTATAGTGCTATAGTATTTGGAAGAATAGGTATGGCTAAACATAGTCCATAAGTAGTAGTATCATAATGTATGTAATCATCAACGACAGTATCAAAAATATTTATTATTGCTCCAAATTGAGATACTGGAAAAGCACCTGACTTAGCATCAATAAAAATATTAAGTCCAGTAAACGTATCTTTGATAAAAATTACAGTATTGTCAGTTAATTTATTTAAATCGTCAGATAGAGTCGATGGATAGTTTGGAGTTGCTAAATTAGATAATCTAGCAATATTATTATTAGATACTCCTGAAAATGTAATATTTAATTTTGATGCAAGTCTAATATTTGAAAATGAATTTAATGTATTATTATATTTTTTATTTTTTAATGAATATAATAAAGTATGAGTTATATTAGAAACACTATTTGAATCAAATTGAATTCTATAATCTCCATTAATTGTTTCAAATGGATAGATTTTAGTTGGATCAACTGGTGTAAATAGAGTCGAATCATTAAAATTAAGAGTATTGAAAATAGGCGGCACAGGATTTTTCCAAATAAGATCAATTTCTGCAAGATATCCTAGGGATACTTCAATAACTATTAAAATAAATTTAAAATCAGTATGTTCAATTACTTTATATGCAATTGGCGGTTGATTTTTACTATCAATATCTTCTTTTATAGGTTTTAAAATACAACTAAATTTATATCCATCAAATCTATTACTAATAGTTTTAGCAATAGCCTTTCCGTCTGGTCCAATAACGGTTGGATCTGTGACATCTTTAAACGTAAGTTTAAAACCTTTAAAGAATGCTTCATATTGGCCAGCATTATTCTTAATTAGAGAAGCGTATCTAAATTGAGTATCGCCGATTTCCTCTCCACTAGAATTAGTTGGAGTATAAGTAAAATAATTTATAAAATAATCGGGATCAGTTAATAATTTACCTTTATAATCAAACGGAGTATCAAAATAATAATTATTTTGTGCAATTAAGGAATCATCCTCCATATAATTAAAATTACTCTCAATATAAAACCATTCGTGCGTAAAATTTAGTGGATTTTGAGAAGCATCAACATGATCAGGTGAAAAATTATTACGGCCAAATATAATTTCAGTATTTAAACGATATGGATTACTTCTAGAATCAGTACCATTTTTTATTCCCCATTTAGTAATATACGGAAGTATTTTTGAACGTAATGCAAAATCCAAACTTTCATTTTCCTTATAGTAATCATATTCAGTATATGTTACCCCGTTTAAATATTTTGTTCTTAAATTATATTCATTATCATCACGTTGAGGAACTATTTTACTTGGATCCTTTAATAATGAGAAACCGCTAAAATCTCTAAGTTCTTTATTTTCATCAAGGATAGGGATAATTGGATTCTGTATAGCAGCCGCATAAAATGTAACTAGTGGAGTTCCATCTATAATTGAATATGAAACTAGCGAAGAAACGGTAAATGGAGTATCTTCAGAATAGTTAACACCAGTAGGATTTAAACTATCGATTACATTAATTGTTCCATTATACACAATATAGTCTATTCCTGGCTCCAGTAATTTAGTATCCTCAGGAATAAAGTAATAGTTATATAAATCTATTTCTGGAAAATTTGTATATGTACTTGAATAAAAATCAAAATCTAAATCTCTAATTGAGAAAAAAGAAAGTAGACCAATAGATGGTCTAAATTTAGGTCTCATTAAAAATTCATTATGCGAAACGGTTGGAGTTTCATTCTCGTCAAGAACAATCGCAATCTTTGTATTATATGAATTAATAGCTTTTGATCTAGATGATTGAGTTAATGAATTCTCTTCATTAATATCATCAATGTATTGTGATATTTTTCTAATTTTAGAATAACTATTAGAAGATTTAATTAAAATAGATTCAAAATTATTATTAAGTTTGTCTAGATGACCAGCATCAATAATTAATCTATTCCCTACTTCTTTAGATCCACCTTTAAAATTAATTTGAGTGTTTATTAAAGAATTTCCAGTAACGCCATATATTGATACAACTGAATATTGTAAAGTCGGTGATGTAAATGATAACTTATAATCTATATCAAATTCGCCTGGAATATTTAATTTAATGAATACTTGATCATCATATGCATAGGCAGTAAAAGATCTATTTCTAATTCCATTTATACAATTTGCTAATGCACTAGCTACTTGTGATAAGTAACCTGAGCCATTCATATAAAATTCATCATATCCTAAGATATTATCATAATCATTATATACATAATAATCTCCAGGATTAGGAATTAGCGAATATACTGGAAGAGCTTGTACTGCTTGAATTAAATCATATTTTCCAATTAAATCTACTCTAGTTCCATGAGGATGATATATTCTAATTTCATCATAATTATTAAGAGTTGAATTAATTTTAATTACTGAATGAGATAATCCTTGAGTTTTAACAGCGGTTCCTGCATCTTGTAAAAAAGAGTTTCGGCTCTGTCCAAAGAATAATCCAAGATCTATTTTATTATTAGCAAATCGAATATTACCTGAACGAAGTTCTTTTCGAGATGTACCACTTGCAGTAGGGTTAATTGGGATAGAGTTAACTTGATATTCAAAAATATCATCATCGATTTTAGTTACTAGGAACTCTCCAGAATAATCAGAGTCAGAACTAGTAATTACTATTAGATCATCTGTTAAATACCCGTGAGAGGCTTGAGTAGCACTAACGAGTGTACCGATATTACTTAATGCAATTGGGATAGGATTAGTATAATCAATATTGAATGTGTTAGACGTAGGATTAAGAGTCGGTATGTATAATTTACCATCTTTATCACTAATATAATTTAAAAATAGATTATCTGAATCCTTAAAAATATTATTAAATTCAGAAATATTGATATCTAAGTTTTTATATGGAATAATTACACCATTTGGATTAGCTTGCGGAATACTAACATCATCTGATTCTAGAAAAGGTTTTCTTAAATGAGGTGTATTTTCCCAAGTACCACGATTAGAATATGCACGATCTAAATCAATATCTAATTTACTTAATTCAATTGAGTTTACATAGAATCCTAAATATCTATTGAAATCATATTTTTCTGAACTATCATCATTAAAAATAAATTCAAGATTTAATATATCTGGAAAAAGTATTCCATTTCTAGAATAACCATTTGTAATATTTTCTTCAAAGAATTTTAAAGGTTGGGATGAAGTATATAAGTTTTCTAATAATTCTCCTTTGCTTCCAAGTGCTCCTTCATTTATTAATACGCCATTCCAATTAGTATATTCATTTTCACCAAAGCCAACAGTTAATGGACTTGCTGGAAAATTCTTATCATTTACATAATTACGAATATATTGACCTACTTTAGTTTCAGGACGTAAATCAAAAGTTTTTATGATTGATGCTTTACTAAAAAGATCAATTAAATAATCTGTTTTTGATTGAGAATCATCGTATAACTTTTTTACTTGATCTAGTGGAAAATTAGCAGGATCAGTTATTTTAAGAACAATAAAATATGAAGGAAGATCTTTTCTAAGATATAATGGAGCAAAATAAGCCATTCTTTCAGAATACTTGTTTGAAACTAAGTATTTTGCTCCGCTAAAATAGTGTGAAAAATCATATTGGTCTTTAAAATCTTTAGATGTTCTAGTTGAATCTACTTTTTCAGAAAGATCAAAGATAATTTCATTTGGAGTAGTACCATTATTAAAAAATCTAAAAATATTTGATGCATGTGATTGGACAGTATCAATACTTACTTTTGAATATAAATCCTTTGATAATTCAGAGTTAGCTTTAATTGATTCTAGCCACATTTCATCAGACTCACTAACCATAACTTTAACATTACCTGTAAGCTTAGGATTAGTTCTCACTAATTGAAAACTTGCAGAGTCAGTTAAAATTTTAGTTGATGATACATTACGATTTCCCATATATACTATTCATTTTTTAGAATGTAGTTACTCTTCCTGTACTTTGAACAAGCGGTGCATCAAGTGTAGTCTCCTTAATATATTGCGCACTTACTTGTAAATCAAAAGAAAAAGGTGAATCATCCTTTAAGATAATGTCAATTCCAAGTTTCTTAGAATATTTTATATTAGTAAGAGTCCCGTCGGTTTTATATCCGCCAATATATCCAAGTTTATCTGATGCTCTAAATTGAAATAATACTGGAATATTCACTGCATTTTCAGAACCAACTTTAATTGATTTACTTGATCTTGCTGGGAAATTTCCTTGAACTGAAACAGATTCATAATTAGTAGGATACATATATAAATATGATCCACATGTATATTTTCCTATTAGATATTCATCGTTTTTAACAAAACCTAATTTTGTAGGATAATGAGAATCATTTCTAGAGGTATCACTAGTAGGTAGAGCCGGCGTGATTCTACTTGCCTGTTTATAATAAGCGACTCCGAATATATTTGTTGAATCAGACACACTGGTTTCAAAATTTAATGCTTGCGAAAATGGTAAATATTGTTGATTAGCAGTAGATGAAATAGATCCGCCTGCTGCAAACTCAGGTCTAAATACTCTAGCAATATTTGTTACTGAAAAAGAAGCATTGCATAATGTAGGCAACTCAGGATGATCTTTACTTATACAGAATTCAGTAAGGTAACCTCCACCGTTTGCAACAGAAGCAGCAGTAGTTGTACCGTTCCATACTCTAGGATCAACCGAAGTTGACGGTGCAGCAAAGTTAGGAACATATGGTAGGTAGTGACTACCATTAGTTGGTATAGTTTTACTAGAAATAACTTGACCATTATATGCATATGTAGGATTCAAATATGCAGCATATGTAGTAGTTGGATCAGATGGTTCATAAAGTTCTTCAGCAAGACCATACTCTCTTACTCTAGAATGTATAAACTGGCTCTTAACTTGTCCAGATTGTTTACTCGCAATATGCTTAAAGTTATTAATGGTCGGGGTCGGATTAGAATTAACTCCAATTGGAACAATATCATATCTTCTATTTCTATGATAGTCTGATCCTGGAATAAATGGAAGACTATCATCAACTAATTCGCCAATTCCTCCAAATAATAATGAAACTAATTCTAAATTAGTAGCAGAGGTATTTTGAATAGAAATAGCATATTGTTTTGTAATAACTGATCCTTCTTTATATACGACAGTTCCACCAGTAGTATCTTTAATTAAGTCTTTATAATATCCAGCAAATAGGTTAATTGTATCACCGTTTGCAACATCTAATGAATTACCATCTGAATCAATAATACTTACTTTAATAACTCCTTTATCTAATTGAATAGATTGTTGAATACTATCAAGAGTTGTCTGTAGAGTTTTTAATTTTTGGTATAAATCAACTACGTTTCCTTCAGGTGTAAAAAATCCACTTGAAATATCTTCAGCTACGTGTGAATAAAATTTATTGCCTGATGTAAATTGACTACTTAAGTGACTGTCTAATCCTTTTGAATTTAAACTAGTTTCAAAGTCAAGTTTTGCTTTTTCAGCAAATGTTTTTTGTGAAGTAATAACAGATTCTTCTTGAGCTTGAATGCTTTCTGGAAAATTTACTTGAACAGGTAATGACCAGTCTGATTCAGCCGGGTTTGATGGCCACCCAGCCTCAGATAAAGATTTTACTTGAATTTCAACTATTTCACCTTTACGAATAGAAATATTTAATTGATTTGTATTTACAATATCTGAATCAGTTAGGGTTTCTTCTGCCCATTCATATAATCCAGTTGTATCGTTTAATACTTTTAATCTAGGTTTAGTTGTTACTTCAGTCCATTGAGAAAAGGACGCATGTCTAACAGATCCGTCAACTTCAGTAAATGACTGTTGCTGAGTATTTTGCTGAGTTCCAGTTAAACTTAAATATCTATATCGGTATTTAAATTGAACTACATTTTGAGGTCCATATTTACTTACTTTAGGGCTAGGTATATGCCAAAATCCTCGAACTTCATATTTCCTAGCAGTTATAAACTGAGGAGTTGTAGAAAGTTGAGTAGTAATATTTGTAACAATCGAAGAAAGCGAAGAAGTTTTTTCAGTTCTATTAGTTAAAGATTCTTTTAATTGTTTTTGTAAACGCGCAGTCTCTTTAGGAGTTTTAGATACAGTTGTAATATTCGATTTAATTGAATCAATCTTTTTATTAAGTTCCTCTATTTCCTGTTGAATAGCTGCTTTTTCTTTAACATTATTATTAAGCTCAGTAACATTTGCAGAATCTTGAATATGTTGATCTACTTGAACTACATTAAAACTTTTTGCATCCAATACTGGTGAATCTGGAGAAATTCCTAAAATTGCAGGTTGAGTTTTTTCTTTTGCTAAATTTAATAGGATTACTCCAAAATCAGATACAAAATTATTATAGTATTCTGCAAGAGTAACTGTTGAGTCATCTTGTAATGGAATAGTTAAATCATTTGTATATACTGCAACACCTTTTGAAAAATCGTTAACTGTTAGATTTTTAGATCTACTTACAGGCTTAATAAATATTATTTCATGTTCATTAAAACCTACATTTATTTGTAATTCAGGTCGACGATATGGTACAGGTTTAAGTTTAAGAATATTAGCGCCTATTGTAATTGGATCAGTTCCAAAAATTCTTTCAAGTATAACTTCAGTATCAGTTGAATTTATTGAAATTACTCTATATTCACTGTCATTTACAGTAATTAAAACATCGCCTACTGCTAAAGTCTTAGTGTTTTGTACCCCTGATAAAGTATCAGTATAAACTAAACTATTTAATTTATATCTTCTACGTACAATAGAAACAGTTGAGCCACTAGTTAATGTCTGATTACCTTCTTCTTCTAATATTTTAATAACATCAAATGATCCTTTATATCTATTAATAGATACTTCCATATCAACTTGGTTGTCATCTTCGAAGAAATCGATTCCAGTATTACTTAAATCTAGTTTAAGTGCATCTAACGAGATATCGTTTTTTCCTTTATAATTTTCATCAAAATATTTTGAAAAATCATCGTTATTTGCAATATTAAGAATAACTCTCTTTACTACAAATTGGTCGATATCATCAGTTAATATACTAGAAATATCTAAACTAATATACAATAATGGATTTAAGAATGATTCAAAAAACCAGTTATTTTTTACTTTAAATGAACTAGGAGAAGTAAAAGTTGAGGTTTGAACTTTCTCTAAATCACTTATTAATTTAGATGTCTTCTTTAATTCAAATTTTCTAACATCTCCATTTGAAGATTTTATTCCAATTACATCACTATTTGCAGAAATAAGAGTATCAAATTTTGTATCAATATCTTCAATCTTTCCTTTTAAATATCCAAATGATGGAACATTAATGTTTGTTTGTGTACCATCGACCTTGGTTTGAGAGATAGTTACATTTTCTGAACGTGATTCTAATATATTCTGTAAACTAAAAACGAATTGATTCATATTGTCAATATCGACAACAAGTCTTTTTAGAACATCAGATAGTGTATTTTTTGTTTCCATGGATTATCTTATTTTATCTACTTTAAATGTGAATGCTTTATCATCTAAACAAATTATATCAAATATCGGTTTATTAAGTGATGGAGTAAAATCCAAATCAGTAAATAATCCTCCAATTTGAACTCCGTATATTCCTGTATTATTTACATTTAATGCATCTGTAACTATACTTAAATTAAAGCTTTGTGGTATTACTTCATCATCGAAAACAAGTCTAAGAACTTGACCTTTTTTCCAAGAAACAGTAGAGTCATCGATTTTAATTTTAACGTCTGCATTTAATATAATTGGAGTAGTTCCATCAATATAATGTGAAAAGTAATTTGTAAACGTTCCGAGTATTAATGTAGGATCTAGACTACTTAATATATTTGCAATTGAATTATTTGAAATATTATAATATTGATCAGTATTATTAATTTTTATTATATTTGGAGTAGATCGATTTACGGATATTCCATCACCGGGACGAATAGTATCAGTATTATATGAAACAGTTATGTTTGATTCGCCTGCAATAATAGAATTAATTTTACTGTTTGTATTATCAATCATATCAATAAGGCTTGAAGTATTGCTGAATATTGCTTGATTTGCAATAAGCGATGTTTCTAAATTAGAAATCCTAGCAATAATTTCAGAACTATCGACAGTATTTAGTAATAAATCTTTTGCTGCTGTTACTTGTTGTTGTAATGCGTCTAGCTCAAGTATTTTATTACTATATGTTGTTTGTAACTGTGTAAATTTAGTTAAGACATCTGTAAATAAGTCTAATGAGAATGTTGAATAGTCATTAATAGATTTTTCAACTTTTGTTTCCTCAATTGAAGTATCTAATTTTAAATTCATTTTAAATGAAAATGAATTACCATTAGTCTTATTTAAAGGATCTGGTTTATATTTAGTAATTGGTGGAATTACAAACTCTAATCCGCTCTGTTGAATCTTATCTAGAAATAAAACTCCATACAGATTTGTTTTAAAATCAGTCGGATTTCCAGTAGAGTCAAGCGTATTTGGATCATATGTATCATAATATACAAGTATCGCATTAAATTCAAAATCTCTATTTGCTACGTAGTCATTAAATTGAGAAAATACTTTTATTGCTGGGTTTTCACTAGCTAGTTTATAATTAGCTAAATCGAAATCAAGTGATATACCATCAAGTGTAGATCTTTGATATTCAACAACAGTTGAGCCTTGAGTTTTTCTAATAAATTGGTCTTGTGCAACATTAAAATTAGCTGCAGATTCAATATAATATGAATTATTAATAGTACCTGTAAACCAGTTACCTGGAGCATATGTTCCAGCAAGAGTATTTTTAATCTCGGTAGTTACACTAGCATCATCTAAATCATAGAATGCTTTTAATGATAATCCAAATGGGTGAGTGTCAGTATAGTGTCTGCCTGAAAGATATTCAATATCTAATGGATTTGCTAAAGTATTAGCGATAGGCGACAGTGACGGTTTATAATTATCATCCTGTACTGATTTAAATAGGACATGTGGAGTAGTTCCAACATTTGTAGGAACATGTATGTAAACTTCAGTATATGAATTTTCACTAGATGAAAGAGTATTAACTACGTCTATATCACCGATGTATTTAACAACTCGCTTATAAGTTGAAGTAGTTTCTGGCTTTTCAACAAATCGATATTCAGTATGCTCAGGTGTAACTGGCAAATTTGCTGAATTTTTCTCAATAGAATTTGCATCTTGGAAACGAATTGCGCCAGTCTCCTTTAACCACTTCCAAAATACTCTTTCGGAAACAGTAAGTCTTTCATTTTTCTTATATGTTGGTCTAGAAAGAAGTAAGGATTCAAAATTAAGTGCATAGTTTTGAAAATTCTCTGCAAGATTTACATTATTATCTGGATTAAGTCCTTCAATTATAGGAGATTCGCCAGCCGCTGCAAATTGTACTTTATTATCTGTAGCTAATGTATTTGGGGTACCTATTTCAGGTATCCTAAGCAGGGCAAATTTTGAAAAACGAACAGCATTCTCACTGTTACTTAATGTGATATTTATGTCTTCAAGAGCACTTTGAAAGTTATAAAATATCCCCTTCTTGTCCTGAATCGGCTTAATTAAAGGAGTTACTGCCATTTATTTTTTTCTTTTTTTTAGAATATCTCAGCACCAACTAATGCTTTTACTAGAATACGATCATCATTTACTGAATCTTTAATATAAAGGAATGAAATGTTCGTTCCATATTTTTGAAAAGTTAAAGATGATGGCAAGCCTATATTATTTACAGCATTATGTAAAAGGATAGAAGCAGAAGTATTATTATTTGTACCGGCTAATATATACACTGGGACTACCGCTGATTGAAAAGCTCCAGTAATTGAACTAGATAAATTTGATTCGATTACATCAACAATGTGTATTGTAAATTGAGTATTTGCCGCAGGTGGGCTAACTGAATCAAAATCAATAATTAAAGAAAAATCAAGAATCGTAGGAGTAATTGATGATGTTCCTGAATCATATACTGGATTTAAAACTGGTGCAGCAGATGCTTTTAAAGTAACAAATATGTTTTGTCTAGAAGTACTTGTTAATGTAATAGTTGAACTCGCAGCAGTTGCTCCAACGTTTGCAAGTAAATCAAGTGTGATTGATTCAGAAGATTCAGTAAAACTTGAATTAATTTTAACATTTGAATTAAAGGTAGAAGTTCCTGTAAAAGTAGCAGCGGTGTTTAAAGTCAGTGTATTTACTGAAAGTGTATCTGCAGTTAATGCTAAATTTGAAATAATTCTATCTACTTGTAATATTGATTCATTGCTAACATTCTTAGTTAAACTTGCAATTGTTACTGGAGTAGGCGAACCTGTCTGATATATAAACCCAGTATCATGTAAAATTAATGATTTTGTTTTTAAATAGTTTATCGGAGTATCAGTACCGATCGATAATCCTGCAGTATCGATTTCAAGATTATTAATTAAATCTTCTAATTTTGCTTGTAAAAGTAAAGCATTTGCATTTGTTATAGACGCAATATCTGTAACAAAATTAGTCATTAATATTTCTTGGATCGGCAATGCGATTGGTGTAAATGCCATGTCAATTAATTATTTTAGTTATTTATTATTTAAAAATTATAGTTCTCGATCAATTGATTTTTCCTAAGGTTTAATCTATTTTCAATATTTGCAATATAATCATTCTTATCAAGTACTCTAATAAAGTTTTGTACTGAGTTTTGATAATTTGTTTCACGATTATCTATTACTTCTACACTTAATGAAAAATTACCTAAGTCTTTAAATTTCCAAACGAAGAAAGGAACTGACTTAACTCGAATAATTTCTTCTCCTGTGATCAAGTCTGTTAATATCCAAATAAAATCAGATTTTCCATCTAAGTTATTTACAACAAAGAAGGCTATTCCATTTTCAGGAAAAGAGAATGTTCCATTGAATAGTTTAATATCATTAATATTAAATACATTTTGATCAATAGTTGTAGGTAAAAAGCCATATTGTTTATCACCATCAAAATACCAATAATTATCAACCCAATAATTAGGATCCTGGATTGATCCATTTAATACATCACTTGTTTTAGAAAGTAGGAAAAGCGTTTCTTCTTTAAATAAAGGATATGTTGCAAGTAAATAATCAATTAATTTTTGTGAGAATACTTTCTTTGGAGTAAAGTATGTAAATTCATCACCAGTAATAGTTGGACCAGTATATTGAATCGTATGATATAGTTCCTTACTTAAAAATCTAGCTTGCGCATGTATTTCACTTGAAACAATAGCATATGTAAATAAGCTTATTGCTGGATGTATACTTTCATTTAAGATTGTAATTAATTCATCAAATGATGAGAACGCAGGAATAATATATGCTGAAAATAGCGATAGTGTAATAGTATCACCCGGTGAAGGATTACTAAAATAGAATCCAGCTTCGAAGTCATCAACATATACTAGATCATTAATTCGTAACCAGTATAAAGAGCCTACTGTAATATCTCTAAAATCTTTTAATGTTATCGGATTATCATTTTCTCCAAGACCCCAATATCTTTTCTTAGGGTGATTTTGTAAAGAATCAGTATATGGAATATATGAGTTAGTATCAGCATTATATAAATCTGCATCATAAATATTTTGACCCATTCCATATCTATTTTTAAAGAATGAACCCCATTCAGTTAAATTTTTATATAGATTAATTTTAACTGATGCATCTTCATTATCTAAAACATTAACTTTAGGATAATATATCGGAGAAGCTCCAAAATCTTGAAGTTGGATATTTGATAAATTTTCAATATCGTAATTAAATTTGTCTTCTACTTTTGCAAATCCAATTATTTCTGGTTTCATTTGATCTGAAACAGTTATAAATTTAGAAAAAACATTAGTATTTCCATAGAAATCAATTAATTCAATTGTTATTCTGTATTTTCCAGAATATGGTAAGAAATGAGGTAGTGTATGAAGGTCAACGACTTTTCCTCTATATTCAAAATTATATGGAGTTGGTCCAGGTTTAGTTATTCTCCAATTAATTTCATAGTAATTTCTAAAGTCAATATTTTCAAATGTCCAATACGGATCTAATCCTACTGCGATAGCATCTAAATCTTCTAGCTTAACCCCATTTAAATCCTGGACTAGAAATTTTGATATATCTGCAGTTAATATTACGGGCGCACCAATAACTCTCTGTGGATCATCTCCAAATTCCCAAGTTAACCTTTCATTTAGATTAGGAAATCTCTGATCTCTAATATTTTCATAGAACTTAATAATATATTCATTAATTCCAGTGATTTGGTCCTTTATATAATTTTGAGAATTTTCAAACGGGTTGGTAAATTCATTATTATATCTAACTACGCCTAAATCTATACCTCTAGTCGATCCTTGTCTATATAATGGATCTAGCGATCTAAGTACAAGATTAACATTATCGCTAGGATAAATCACAATTGGTATATTTTCATTTATTTGATAATCAAATATTTGAGTTGAATCTGGCCAATAGTTGATCGTGATTTTTTGAAAATATATAAATTCACCTATTACGTCTTTTATTTTAACGTTTATTGGTAAGAATTCATTT